GGCATTGAATGCCCCCAAGGCTGCTTTCAGCATGCTGGGTGTGCTGGATGATCCTACTGCGCTGGGCGCACGGAACCAGATCAATGCGGCTAAGGAAGTACTGGATCGTACTGGCCTTGTTAAAAAGGAACAGGTTGAGGTGAAGAACACTGGCGGTGCCATGTTTATCCTTCCACCGAAGCAGGGTGACGATGGCGTGGAGTAACATAACTCGGCCTAACAAGACTTCTAAGATGCCTTACGGCTACATCCCTAGTGAGGATGATCCGTGCATCTTGATCCCTGACCCTGACATGTTACCTCTGATTGAAGAGGGCATGGACTATCTAGATCAGGGTTTCAGCACCAGACGAGTAAGTGAGTGGCTTACTGAGAAAACTGGTAAGAGTATTACGCATCAGGGCATCAACAACATTTGGCGCAGACATAGGGGTGCAACCTCTAAGCGCATTAAAGAGTTGGAAAAGAAAGCCAAGAAGCGTCGGCCTAAGACGGCTGAAGACAAGAGGCTTGCTGAGAACAAGCGTAGGGCGGCGGACCTAAAGCGTGCGCTAACTATGCAGGAGAAAAAGCTGGCGACGTTGGAGCCGAAGACGGAAACGTCTGACACGCTAGACTTTAATGCAGTTGATGAGCAGAGACAGAACCAAGAGGTTATCTTTGCTCCTAACCCCGGCCCCCAGACAGAGTTCCTTGCAGCTTCTGAGCGTGAGGTTTTGTACGGTGGGTCTGCGGGTGGAGGGAAGTCCTATGGGCTTCTAGCCGACCCCATGCGGTACTTCGGCAATAAGAACTTCAATGGGATCATCCTACGTCGTACCAACGATGAATTACGGGAACTGATCTGGAAGTCACAAGAAATGTACCCGAAAGCATATCCGGGTGCTAAGTGGCAGGAGAAGAAGTCACAGTGGGTGTTCCCTAGCGGGGCTAAACTCTGGATGACTTACCTTGAACGAGACGAAGACGTTCTTCGTTATCAGGGTCAGGCGTTCTCCTACATTGCGTTTGACGAACTTACGCAGCACAGCACTCCGTTTGCTTGGAACTACATGCGCTCTCGTTTGCGTACTACGGATCAAGACCTTCCGTTGTTCATGCGGGCTACCACCAACCCCGGTGGTCCGGGGCATATGTGGGTAAAGCAGATGTTCATCGATCCTGCACCCGCAGGAAAGAAGTTCGCAGCCACCAATATCGAAACTGGTGAAGACTTAGTCTACCCAGAGGGGCATGCAAAAGAGGGACAACCTCTGTTTATGCGCAGGTTCATCCCTGCCAGCCTCAAAGATAACCCCTACCTGATGCAGGATGGGCAGTATGAAGCCAACCTTTTGGCTCTGCCAGAGATGCAAAGGCGACAATTGCTCGAAGGGGATTGGGCGGTAGCGGATGGCGCTGCTTTTCCAGAGTTCAAACTAGGCACGCACACCTGTGAGCCGTTTGATATTCCGCCTGAGTGGCGTCGGTTTAGGTCATGTGACTACGGTTATAGTAGTTATTCAGCGGTTCACTGGTTTGCTATCGATCCTAGCTATGAGACTTTGTACGTTTATCGTGAATTGTACGTCTCAAAGCACACAGGCAAGGACTTAGGTCGTGCTGTGATGGAAGCGGAACGTGGCGATAGTATTCAATACGGCGTACTCGACAGTTCTTGCTGGCACAACCGAGGGCAACTTGGCCCTAGTATAGCCGAAGAGATGATCGCAATGGGCTGTAGGTGGCGTCCTAGTGACCGTACAGCGGGTGCAAGGGTAGCTGGTAAGAACCAATTACACCAACGCCTACAAGTAAACGAGGATACGGGACTTCCCGGTCTAATCTTCTTTAACAATTGCAGACAAATCATCGCAGATTTGCCCGTAATTCCATCTGACCCGAAGGGTACGGATGACATTGACCCAAGATATAGGTCCGACCACGCCTACGACAGCGTGAGATACGGCGTAATGAGCCGCCCTAGGTCCGCATCCCCCTTTGATTGGGGCCGAGGTGTACCAACGCAATCCTATACGCCCGCAGACCCTATCCTAGGCTACTAAACAAGGACATTTTACATGGCATTGATGGACAAACCCGCAGGGATGTCTCCCGAAGAGGCTACCGAGGCCGACGCAGTCGTTGCCTTGGACGAGACAGGTGACGTTGAAGCGGAAAATCTCGAATATTCGGGTGTCTCTGCCTTTGTTACTGGTCAATATAACCGCTCGAAGGACTTTCGACAGTCTGATGAGGACCGTTGGCTGCGTGCCTACCGCAATTATCGGGGTTTGTATGGGCCAGACGTACAATTTACGTCATCTGAGAAGTCAAAGGCCTTTATCAAGGTCACAAAGACAAAAGTACTGGCCGCATACGCCTCTATGGTCGATGTTTTGTTTGCAGGTAGTAAATATCCCATCGGTATCGAAGCCCGTAAGTACCCAGACGGGGTCTCTGACGCTGTTCATTACGATCCTAACCAACTTACCACTGAAAAGGTGAAGGAACGGGCGGATGTGGACTATGAAATCCCACGATCCATAGCTCGTCCTGAGTTGGAGCGGGATTTGGGCATCTATGGCGACATTTTAGAGCCAGTGTCTGATAGTTTGAACGCAGGTGCAGGCATTACTGCTTCTGCTATCACCTACGAGCCTGCAAAAGCAGCCGCTCGTAAGATGGAAAAGAAAATGCACGACCAGTTGGACGAGAGTTCGGCTGAGAAGCATCTTCGCTCGGCCACATTCGAGTGTGCGCTGTTCGGCACAGGGATCATGAAGGGTCCATTTGCTTACGACAAAGAATACCCGAATTGGAGCGACGAGGGAGAGTACGACCCGATCTACCAGACTATCCCTAAGATCGAATACGTTTCTATCTGGGATTTCTACCCTGATCCTGATGCACGTAACATGGACGAGGCTGAATACACGATCCAGCGTCACCGCATGAGCCGCAGCCAGCTTCGGGGCTTGAAGCGTCGCCCACACTTCCGTGATGAGAGTATTGAACTGGCGATTGACTACGGTGCGTCCTACATCCGTGAATACTGGGAGAATACCCTAGAAGACGACGCCAACTCCACAGACATCGAACGCTATGAGGTTTTGGAGTATTGGGGTGTTATGGACGCTGAGTTGGCCGAAGAAGCTGACTTCGATATCCCCGACGGTCTAGACGAGCGGGATCAGGTACAGGTCAACATTTGGATTTGTAATGGGCAAATCCTGCGTTTGGTTATGAACCCGTTCACTCCGATCCGTATCCCCTACTGTGCAGTGCCCTATGAGATGAACCCTTACTCGTTCTTCGGAGTGGGTGTTGCAGAGAATATGGAAGACACTCAGTTGCTGATGAACGGCTTCATGCGGATGTCTGTGGACAACGCTGCCCTGTCAGGAAACCTTCTGATTGAAGTAGACGAGACTAACCTTGTGCCGGGCCAAGACCTTGAAGTTTATCCGGGCAAAGTCTTCCGTCGCCAAAGTGGTGCCCCCGGTCAAGCTATCTTTGGGACCAAGTTCCCTAACGTAAGCCAAGAGCTTACAATGATGTTTGATAAGGCTCGGCAGCTTGCTGACGAAAGCACAGGTATCCCGTCATACGCACACGGCATTGGTGGTGTAATGGGTGTGGGTCGTACCGCTTCTGGTATGTCTATGCTCATGGGTGCGGCAGCACAGTCCATCAAGGCTGTTGTCCGTAACATGGATGACTACCTATTGGCTCCTATGGGCAAGTCACTCTTTGCCTTCAATATGCAGTTCAACTTCGACAAAGAGTTCTCGCAAGGTGATCTCGAAGTTAAGGCCCGTGGTACGGAAAGCCTGATGCGCAACGAAGTGCGCTCCCAGCGACTGCTCCAGTTCATGCAGATGACTGCAAACCCACAACTCGCACCGATGGTTAAGTACGACTACATCCTGCGTGAGCTTGCTGCCTCCATGGACTTGGATGAGGAGAAAATCCTCAACGATCCACGGGAAGCGGTGATCCAAGCCAAGATGATGGCCGAAATACAAGCCCTAATGCCCCAACAGCCTCAGACAGCGCCTGTAGAGGGTGCTGGAGGGCCACCTAGCCCAAATGACCCCACAGGTACCGGAAACGGTAACATAGCCCCCGGAGCGGCTCCTACGCCCGGTGAGGCGGGTTTCACTGGCTCAGGTGGCGGGGCAAACGGCGGGCAACCACCACAGGGCGGGCCAGAACAAGGTCCAATGCAGTAAATGAAACAGTTTTATAGAAGCTTGCTACTTCTCGTAAACAACGAAGAGCAGATGGAGCGGCTTACCTCGTATGCCGACACTCGTATCGAAACCCTCCGCAATCAACTCGAAAAGCAGAAAGACCGTGATCGTGTCTTGGAAATCCAAGGTGCCATCACTGAACTTCGCCGCTTTTCAACTTTGCGAGACGAAGTAATCAAGGAAGCCGAGTAGATGGACACATCCCCCCGCCCACAGCAGCGCCCTCAGAC